TCGCAGCGGCGAGGTCAAGGACATTCAGGCGCACGAAGTCCACGAGAACGACACGTTCGAATACGAGCTCGGACTTGAGCCGAAGCTGAAGCATATCCCCGCAATGAAGAATCGCGGCGCAGTCATCATGTATTACGCCATTTTCCACACGAAAGACGGCGGCTACGGTTTCAACGTCATGAGCGTTGACGACATTCAGGAACACGCAAGGAAATACAGCAAGGCATACGGTTCATCCTTCAGCCCGTGGAAGTCGAATTTTGACGAGATGGCGAAAAAGACTGTGCTCAAGGCATGCCTCAAATATGCCCCGATCAAAACGGAGTTCACACGCACGCTGAGTGCCGACGAGACCATCAAGACATCGATTGCGGCGGATATGGTCAGTGAGGCGGACGAGACGGACTACATTGATGCTGAGGCGGTTGAAGTCGAGGACACACCCACTGAAGATTCGCCGAAGCCGAACAAGTTTATGAGTGCGGCAAAGGATGCGCCAGATAACGTTGACCCGGAGACGGGCGAGATCAAATGATTCTGGTTGGCAGCGTTGTCGGGGAGACGGACAGAGGTATTAATATCTTTGTCCCCTTCCCGGAGCGCATAGATAAGCTCTATGGCTGTCATGAGAGTGTTGGCGTGGAGTTCGTCGATAAACGCCGCATCAGCACACAGCAGCGTAAGAAAGCATACGTCCTGATATCCTATATCGCCGCGTGGTGGGGATATACCCCGCTGGAGTGCATGAAGGAAATGCTCAAGCTGATGTTTGTGGGCGAAGCAGAGACGCTGCGAAGGTCATTCTCACTCTCGAACTGTGACATGACGACTGCGCGGCTGTTCATCACGTATCTCATAGATTTCTGCCTGTTGCATGGCGTTGACGTAGGAGAGCCACTGTATCAGCTCTCAGAGGATATTCCGCGCTATGTGTGGGCGTGTCTGATGAATAAGCGGTGCGCGGTGTGTGGGAGGAAAGCGGAACTGCATCACGTTGATGCGGTGGGTATGGGACGCAATCGCAAGGAGATATGCCACATCGGAATGCGTGCGCTGCCTCTTTGTAGGGAGCACCATACGGAGATTCATGCGGTTGGACGTGAGGATTTTCTAAAGCGATACATCCTTGAACCCGTGAAGATTGATGAGCGGATTGCGAAGGTGTATCGGCTGAAAGCGAGGTGAATGATATGTTTGTAGTTAATGATTTGGAGCGGCTCGAAGAGTACGGTTTCAAAGAGGTTGGCGGGAAGAACGCCAAAGGATGGACAAGTTACACAAAGACCGTTGGGAAAAGCAAGGCAGACCAATCTGTTGCAATCCTGCGTCTCATTGTGAATCCATACAACGGAACACAGGAGAATGAGCTTGCTGTGTGGTGTCGCTGCCATATGGATTCGGACGAGTGGGACGTGAAAAATCCGCCCGTGATTTGGTCCGTTCGAGGAGATCGGGCAGCTCGTGCGTGATGGTGTTGTGGATTGGGTAGAATCCGCTGACTGATCAACGTGATTGAAACACATAGAAAGGAGGCGGAATAAACATGATGAGGCTAATGGATTGGCTGAAAGCGTTTGGCGAAGATACTTCGGCAGACCCGATGCCCGCAACAGATCAAGTGATGTGGTTTAGGCTTTTATTGCTAGACAATTCGCTGATGTGGCGCGAATGGTTCGGGTGTTCCGATAGACGTTTGCAAACACTTACAGGAATCAACAGCTGTCATGCGATTACCGTCGCCAAAAACAGACTCAAGCAACGGGGTTGGTTAGATTTTAAGGCAGGAACCAAGAAGACAACACTCTACAAAATAACATTGCCGGATTACATAACCAATGGTGCAGATGTTGGTGCAGATGTTGGTGCAGATGTTGGTGCAGATGTTGGTGCAGATGTTGGTGCAGATGTTGGTGCATTAAATAGACTAGACAAGACTAGACTAGACAAGACTAAAAAGAAAATACAAAAAGAAAAGCCGACGGGTCTGTCTTTGGAATCCTACACACAGAATCCCGACCTCCTCGAAGCTCTTGAGGGGTTTGTGGAGATGCGTAAGAAGATCAAAGCACCGCTTACGGAGCATGCCTTTTCTCTGCTCCTCAAGAAGCTTGACGGGATGGGGAACACGGACGAGGAGAAAGCTGCGATTGTCAATCAAAGCGTGATGAACAGCTGGAAAGGGCTGTTCCCACTGAAACAGGAGGTGAGACAGAGTGGAGCACATATCGGTCATAGCAAAGATGCTCTCGACGAGAGGTATCCAGATTTCGCAGAGGCAAACCGAAACTACGTCCCTCCGTGGGAAGTACGACCTACCGGCGGAGGAGATCGAGCGGCATCGGGATGAGATTGCGCATATTGAGCGCCTGCAAGACCTCTGTCGTGGATGTACGGGGGAGAGCTGCAAGCAGACGTCACAGGGGATGATTCCGATGGTGGAGACATCTCACGGGCGGTTCTTCCACGTTCTCAGTCCCTGCAAGCACGAGCGCAACAGGAGGGAGCGCCTGCGGATGGCACGCCTCTTTGCCTCAGCGCACATTCCACGCGCCTATGAGACGGATACGTTCGCAGATTACGAGGTGACGGGCGGAAACAAAGGAGCGGTAGATGCAGCGCGCATGATGGTCGACGGTGAGATCGGCGGGCTGTTTGTCTACGGCGTGCGTGGCACGGGCAAGACCAAACTCGCGGCGATCATTGCCAACGAGCGGGCGAGAGCCGGAAAGCCTGTGCTCTTTGCGTCCGTGCCTGATCTCATGGCAGACATCCGCGCATCGTTTGACGGCGGCAAGACAGCGGAGACGGTGCAGGCGGTCAAGGAGACGCCGTTCTTGGTGCTGGACGATCTCGGCAGTGAAAAAATGAGCGAGTGGGTCGGGGAGCAGCTCTTCTGCATTGTCAATCACCGCTATAACGAGCGCTTGCAGACGGTTGTGACGAGCAACTACAGCCCGACGGAGATCATCGGTCACATGGCGTCCGTAGACAGGCGTGGCAACGTGATTGACGACATGCAGGGGCAGCGGATTATGTCGCGCATCTACGGGATGTGCGAGAGAGTAGAGATCAAGGGTGCCGACTGGCGCATGAAAGGAGCGTGCTGAGATGGATTTGAAATGGATAACGCAGATGGCAGAAAGGGTACGTGAACTGGAAGAGGAGAACAAGCGCTTGCAAGGTTTGTTGGAAGAGCAAGATAACAAGCAGGTGCTCAATATGACAAAGCCGCAGCCGTGCACGAAGTACCGCGATGCGGAACGGATGGAATGGATCGCAAAGCTTGTTGAAGAGACGCATGAGGTCGTGCAGGAGGCGCAGATCGTTGCACAACTCGAGAAAGCGGACGAACAAGCACTGAGCACCGTCCTTTGGGAAGCCCGGAAACGCCTTGCAATGGAGCTCACGGACGTAAAAACGCTCTGTGAATCGTGGCTTTACGCAGAAGGATGGGACGAGGAAGATCGTGACGAGCTGCAGCGGCTTGTGAACGAGAAAAATCGAGAGCGCGGGTATTTCTGAGGAGGCGGCGAGATGGAACAGCCGACAAAAGGGCAGCTTGAATACGCAAAAATACTCCTGCGTGAACTCGGGTATGACGTTGATGATTATCCGCTCCTAGACATGGATAGTGCAGAGGTATCGGAGCTAATCGACGAACTGAGAGAAGAACTATACGGATAAGGGGGTGCGGTTATGGACGAATACACACCGTGCAGGAAAGCCGACCCGACGGCGCGGGAAGCAATCGGGAATGTGATGCGTCTCCTGCATACGCAGCGCAAGAAGGCGAACAAATACCACGCTCACAAGACAACGGTCTACGGGCGCACCTTTGACAGCAAGCGCGAGGCAGAGTGGTATATGATGCTCCGCGAGAAACTGAGACTCGGCGAGATCAAGCATCTTGAGTGTCAGCCGACGTACACTTTGCTTGAGGGGTTCCGGGACAATCAAGGCAAGCCGCAGAAACCGATCTCTTACACGCCGGATTTCTTGGTCGAGTATGACGATGGTCGGCGTGAGGTGATTGAGGTCAAGGGCGTTAGGACGCGGGATTATCTCCTGCGCAAGAAGATGTTCCTGCACATGATGCGGGACACGGATATTATCTTTCGGGAGGTGCGGTAGTGCACAAAATCGAGCTTTATCACGATAACTTTCAGAATTATAAGCGGTATGGAATTCCGTCAAAGGCACAGCTCGTCATTGCGGATATTCCGTATAACCTTGGACGGAATGCGTACGCATCCAATCCGGTATGGTACGAAGGCGGGGATAACCGCAATGGTGAGAGCAAGAAGGCAAATGCGCAGTTCTTCCGGACGGACAATAACTTTAACATCGCGGAGTATTTCCATTTCTGCGCACGCCTCCTCAAGAAGGAACCAAAGGAACGCAACGCCGCCCCTGCAATGATTGTCTTTTGCTCGTTCGAGCAGATGGGCATGGTTGCAGAATACGGACGCAAGCACGGATTCAAAAACTCCTATCCGCTGTTCTTCGTCAAGAACACTTCTGCGCAGGTGCTCAAGGCAAATATGCGGATTGTTGGAGCAACGGAACATGCGCTCGTCCTCTATCGGGACAAGCTGCCTAAGTTTCGGAACAATGGGCATATGGTGCTGAACTGGATGGAGTGGAAGAGAGATGATAAGAAGCTCTATCCGAAAGTACACCCGACGCAAAAGCCTGTGAATCTCTTGAAGCGGTTGATCGAGGTGTTCACCGACCCCCGCGATGTGGTGATTGACCCTGTGGCGGGGAGCGGAACCACTCTGAGAGCATGCGCGGAGCTCGGTCGGACGTGCTACGGATTCGAGGTGGATAAGGATTTCTACAAGGCGGCAAAGGAGCAGATGCTTGTGTTGCCACAGATGCAGGAACAGAGGCTATTTCTGGAGGAAGAATCATGAAATGGTGCTATATCTCTCATCCCTATACAGGGGATGAGGAAAAGAACAAGGCAGAGGCAGCGGAGATACACCGAAAGCTGCAGGAGCTGCATCCGGATGTTTTGTTTCTCAATCCGCTTGCGGCGTTTGATCCGCTTGCGGGTATGTCGTATGAGCAGGTGATGGAGTATTGCATCGAGATGCTGATCGCCTGCGATAGTGTCGTTATGAGCGGCAACTATAAGGAGAGCCGCGGGTGTATGGAAGAACTGAAAGTAGCGCAGGAGCAGGGAATGTTGGTGCGCTATTGTACGAGTGCGGGTGAGCTGTCGATCCTGCCGGAGTTCCGGCAATCGCATGTGGTGAGCGGAACATGGAGTTGATCGTAGATAACTTCGCGGGCGGGGGTGGCGCGTCTACGGGCATTGAGCTTGCAACAGGTCGGAGTGTTGATATCGCAATCAACCATGACCCTGCAGCGATTGCGATGCACCGTGCGAACCATCCGAGCAGTAAGCATTACTGCGAAAATGTCTGGGATGTTGACCCCGTGGAGGCGTGTGCAGGTCGTCCCGTTGGTCTTGCGTGGTTTTCGCCGGACTGCAAACATTTCTCTAAGGCTAAAGGTGGAAAACCTGTGGAGAAGGCGATTCGCGGGCTTGCGTGGGTGGCAATCCGTTGGGCGAAACTCGTTCGGCCGCGCGTCATAATACTCGAAAACGTCGAGGAGTTCACGACATGGGGACCACTTCTCGACAACAGACCCGATCCGAAGCGCAAAGGGCAGACGTTCCGGCGCTTCGTCCATGCGCTCAAGCGCTATGGATATCGTGTCGAATGGAACGAGCTGCGGGCGTGTGACTATGGAGCACCGACGATACGAAAGAGGTTTTTTCTCATCGCCCGATGCGATGGCCAGCCGATTATGTGGCCGGAGGCGACGCACGGGGACCCTGCAACGCTCTTTGTTGCAAGCGGAATTCTGCAACCGTGGCGGACAGCGGCAGAGATTATTGACTGGTCAATCCCGTGTCCGAGCATTTTTGCCCGGAAGAAGCCGCTCTGTGAGAACACCATGCGGCGCATTGCGCGGGGGCTCAAGAAGTTTGTGTTGGATAATCCGCATCCGTACATCGTGGATAAAAAACTTGCTCCGTTGCTCATCCAATATCACGGCGAACAGTCAGATAAGGATGTGCGCGGTCAGTCAATAGATCGCCCGCTCATGACGGCGGATGCGTCCAATCGTTACGGATTGGTCACCGCATTTATCAGCAAGTATTTTGCGGGTGGCTATCAAAGCGCTGGTGTAGAGGTAACGGCGCCACTTCCGACGGTTACAGCCGTTGACCATAATGCCCTTGTTGAGGCGTTCTTGGTTAAGTATTACGGACAGGGAGAGGGTCAATCTCTCAGGGAGCCGCTGCATACAATCACGGTAAAAGACAGGTTCGGACTTGTGGCCGTCGGTGGTGAGGCGTACCAAATTGTGGACATCGGGATGCGGATGCTCACGCCGCGAGAACTGTTTCGGGCGCAGGGATTCCCGGAGGGATATATCATCGACCGCGATGCAGACGGCAAATATTATCCAAAATCGGCGCAGGTTGCCCGATGTGGAAATGCGGTGCCGCCGCCGTTTGCGGAGGCCCTTGTACGTGCCAATCTGCCGGAACTGTGCGGCGCGGAAGAACGAGAGAGCGCATAAGGAGGAGTAATAGGAGTGGACAAGCAAATTCTTGACGCTTGCTGCGGATCCAAAATGTTCTGGTTTGACAAGGAGCATCCTGCGGCCGTGTTTATGGATAATCGCAGCTTTGCAAAGACGCTATGTGATGGGCGCCGATTCGAGGTCAAGCCCGATTTGATCGCTGACTTCCGAGAGATTCCATTTCCTGACGAGAGTTTCCGGCTTGTCGTATTTGACCCGCCGCATCTGTGTCGTGCAGGAAAGACTTCATGGATTGGCATCAAGTACGGAGTGCTTGAAAGCACATGGCAAGACGACCTTCTTCGAGGATTCGAGGAGTGCATGCGCGTTCTGAAAGATTACGGCGTATTGATCTTCAAATGGTCGGAAGATCAGATCAACACGGCGGACGTTCTGAAACTTCTCCCCGTGCGACCGTTGTTTGGGAATCGGAGGGGTAAGACAATCTGGATGGTGTTTATGAAATTTCCGGAGGAATAACAACTACAAACGCAAAAATGCGGTTGAAAGCATCGAATATCAACAAAAAGTGGGATATGTGACACTTATCTACGTGAAAAACGAGATGAAGGAGTGGAGATCATGAGTAAGATATATCGGTATATTCACTTTCGGGATGATGGGTATAGCAAAGGATTTGAGAGTGTTGAGGAAGCTCTTGCAGACGCGAGAAAGCGTTATTCGGCGGAAGAGAAGGTGTATATCGGTGAGGACGAAGAATATGTACCGGCTGTTTGGTATGACCGTGTTATAAAAAATCTACAATGTGCGGTAGATATTGCGTGTACTGGCTACTACGGGGAATATGACGAGGTTGTTCCGGATGAAGCACGAGAATCTTTGTACGATGCACTGACAGATGCACTTGTGAAATGGGCTAAGGAGCATGGGATAAAAAATTGGATTTATGTTCCGACAGGAAAAAAAGATGTTCTCTATGATCTGCAAACAGGAAAGCCCGTAGAGGAGGAATCCAAATGAATCACTGGGTAGGAATCGGGCGGCTCACGCGTGACCCGAATGTAAAATACACACAGAGCGGCAAGGCGTACGCCTCGTTTACGCTGGCGATAGAACGGCGCAAGAGTTCGGACGGAAATAAACAGGCAGATTTCATCTCCTGTGTGGCATGGGAAAAGACGGCGGAGGTCATCAGTCAGTACGTCACAAAGGGCCAAAAGATCGCCGTCGAGGGGCGCATCCAGACGCGAAGCTATGACGCCAACGATGGAACGAAACGCTATGTGACGGAGGTCGTCGTCAATAGCATGGAGTTCTGCGACAGCAAAGGCGGGCAACAGTTAAGCGATGCTAAAGAATTCGCGGGGGCGCCTGTGCCCGATGAGGACATTCCGTTTTGAGGAGGGCTAAGCTTGCTTGAGAATGAAGTAGCTTTGCAGATGGCAGATGAGATTCGGCAAGACCGCAAGCAGGCGGAATCGATGCTGCTGAACTATGCGGACGAACTGAAAACATATCGCCTACAACGCGAGGAGTATGTACGGGGCACACCTGCGCAAGGGGGCGGGAATCTGCCGGGACATCCGACGGAGACGGAGGCTCTGCGCGGCGTGAAGTTTGACGAGACCTACCCTGCCTACACATGGTTGCGGGCGGTGGAGTTTATTGAGCGCGGTCTATCGGAGCGTAAGCGGATATTCCTCGATGCGCGTCGTAAGGCATCGCGCGACAAGGCAGGGAGAGGACGCAGGGCATGGCTTGTACGCACACAGATGATGTACTGCGAGACGATGAGGGCACGGTTTCTTAATACAGAGTTCTTTGTCTCTGAGAGGACGCTAAAGGACATGTGGCGGTATATCGTTGATCGTGTCGTCGAGGCATATCTCAAGATCGAGCAGAAAAAAATTAAATAGACACGTCTAATTAACCCCTTTTTCGGTGCTAAAATGATAGCGTGGGTAGTTTGAGGACAACCCACGACCACTGATCTCTCCTCCTACATCTCACGGGAAGCCGTCTCAATCGAGGCGGCTTTTCTATTGGGCGAGGAGGGGGGGATATAAAATTTTGCGATTTTTTATACTTCGTTTACGTGAAATGTAAAATATCCGGGTTTTTTATAAGTAAGGAGGTGACGATGTGAAACTGACACCAAAGCAGATACGCTTTGTAGATGAATACATGGTTGATTTTAACGCGACACAGGCGGCAATTCGTGCGGGATATAAGGCAAAAACAGCCCATGTAATAGGCGCTGAAAACCTTAGGAAACCTAAAATCGCAGAAGAGATCGCACGCCGTCAAAAAGACCTCCAAAAGCGAACAGAGGTATCACAAGATCGCGTTGTCAAAGAGCTCGCACGGATTGCCTTTGCAAACATAGCAGACTACCTACATGTTGAGACGCAAACGCGTACGAAAGATGATGGTACCGAGGTCACATATCAGACAGTTATGTTCAACGAGACACAAGAGCTCTCTGCCGATCAGCGTGCTGCACTCGCGGTTGTTAAGCAAAGCGTAAATGGTTTCGAACTAAAGCTGCATGACAAGATCAAGGCGCTTGAACTGCTGGGGAGGCACATTGGAATGTTCAACGATAAACTTGACATCAAAGCCACGGTCACGGAGAATCCCTTTGCGGGGCTTTCGACTGAGGAGCTGCGGGGCGTGATCGATAGTGGATAGCAGGATCGTCCATCAGGCGAAACTAGAACTTGCACGACGCGAGTTCTTTTTTTATTGCTGTCTGCGGGCATCGGACTTCTACAAGCCCGAACGCACGTATCTCCGTGAGCTCTGTGACTCTTTGCAGACGTTCTACGAGGGCGAGGATGAGGTGCTTGTCATCAACGAGCCGCCGCGTCATGGCAAGAGCCGCACGGCAGGGCTGTTCGTCGAGTGGATCCTCGGGCGTAACCCGAAGGAGAAGATCATGACGGGCTCGTACAACGAGACGCTGTCGACGGTGTTCTCGAAGAACGTCCGTAACACCATCCAGGAGATCAAGGCGGATGCAGCACGTATTGTCTACAGTGACATCTTTCCGGGTGTCACGATCAAGGCGGGCGATGCGGCGATGAATCTATGGAGCCTTGCGGGAGGGTATAACAGCTATCTTGCGACATCCCCAACGGGTACAGCGACGGGCTTCGGCTGCTCGCTGATGATCATTGACGACCTCATCAAGAACGCGGAAGAGGCATATAACGAGACGGTCAAAGAAAAGCATTGGGACTGGTTCACAAACACCATGCTTTCGCGTCTTGAGGAGGGCGGCAAGATCATCGTTATTATGACGCGCTGGGCATCAGACGATCTCGCGGGCAATGTGCTCCAGCATTTCGCTGACCGCCGCATCCGTCATATCTCAATGAAAGCGCTGCAGGACGACGGGACAATGCTCTGCGATGAGATCCTCTCGCGCAAGTCCTACGAGGACAAAGTGCGGGCGATGGGTGCGGATATCGCCTCTGCGAATTACCAGCAGGAGCCGATCGACATCAAAGGGCGGCTTTACAGCGCACTCAAGACATACGATGACGTGCCGCGTGACAGCAGCGGGCATCCGCTCTTTACCTCGGTCAAGGCGTATATCGACACGGCGGACACGGGCGAGGATTACCTGTGCGCCATCGTGTACGGCGTTTACGCCAAGGAAGCGTATGTGCTTGACGTGCTCTATACGAAAGCCCCGATGGAGGAGACGGAGCCTTTGGCGGCGCAGATGCTCCACAAAAACGGCGTCAATATCGCCGACGTTGAATCAAACTCTGGCGGGCGCGGGTTTGCGCGTTCGGTGGAGCGGCATCTGCGGGAGACGTTCGGGAGCAATAGGACGATCATCCGCCCGTTTCATCAGTCGCGCAATAAGGCGGCGCGTATCCTGTCTAATGCAACGTGGGTGATGGAGCACATCTATTTCCCGACCAACTGGCGCGACCGTTGGCCTGAGTACTATGACGCCATGACGCGGTATCAGCGCGAGGGCAAGAATAAGCACGATGACGCGCCCGATGCGACAACAGGCATTGCCGAGAAGATCGGCGCGGGTGATCTGTATAGTTTTGAGTAAGGAGGTGGGGCAATGTCCTTTATGGACGTGATACGGTACATCATACGGAGCGGCGCGCAGTCCGTCATGACCGAGGAGGACTTTATCGAGGTCGAGACGGCGGCATGGCTCGCCTCCGAGAAACGCCGTCAGATGATCATCGGCGAGGCATACGCGCGCGGCGAGCATGACGTACTCCAAAAGACACGCAGCGCGATCGGCGACGGCGGCAAAAAGACCACGGTGCGGAATCTGCCGAACAACATCATCATCGACAACCAATACGGCAAACTCGTCAATCAAAAGGCAAGTTACCTGCTCGCGAAGCCCTTTGAGGTCAAGACGGAGAACGAGTCATTCGGCGCACAGCTAAAGCCCGTATTTAATCAGGCATTTCGCCGCACGCTGAAGCAGATCGGCGAGGACTGCCTCAATGCGGGCGTCGGGTATCTCTATCCGTACTTTGCGAATAACGAGCTGCGCTTTCGGCGGTTTGCGCCCGAGGAGATTTTTCCGTTCTGGATGGACGATGCGCACGAGGAGCTTGCATCATTTCTGCGCGTCTACACCCTCGAGTATTACGAGGGACGCACGAAAAAGCAGAGTATCAAGGTGCAGTACTTCTCGAAAGAGGGTGTACGGTACTTTACATTTGACTCGGGCAAGCTCCTGCCGGATGTGGAGGCGGAGGATTCGCCCTATTTGCAGGTAGGCGGCGTGCCGATGAACTGGGATCGCGTGCCGCTTATCGTGTTTCGCGCGAACAGTGCCGAGCGTCCGTTGATTTCCCGCGTGAAGTCCCTGCAGGACGCACTCAATACGCTGCTTTCGACGTTCGCGGACAACTTGCAGGAGGACGCACGGAGCACGATCCTTGTCATCCACAACTATGACGGTCAGGAGCTTGGCGACTTCCGCAAGAACCTCTCGACCTTCGGCGCAATCAAAGTTCGAGATACCGAGATGGCTAAAGGCAGCGTTGAAACGCTCTCCATCGAGGTAAACGCGCAGAACTATGAGCTCGTCCTGCGTCTCCTCAAGCGTGCCATCATCGAGAACGGCTGCGGCTTCGATGCGAAGGATGACCGGCTCTCGAACAATCCGAATCAGATGAATATCCAGTCAATGTACTCGGACATTGACCTTGACGCCAATGACATGGAGCTTGAATTTCAAGCGGCACTGGAGCGTCTCATGTGGTTCGTCGGTGTTGCGCTGCGGCTGAAAAAGATCGAGCCTGAGACGGTGGAGTTCGTCTTTAACCGCGACATTCTCATCAACGAGGCGGAGGCGATTGCGGACTGCCGCGATTCCGAAGGCGTAATCAGCCGGGAAACCATCGTCGCAAATCATCCGTGGACGAAGGATACGAAAGCCGAACTCGAACGCCTCAAAAAGGAGCGTGCCGAGGAGGTGGAGGAGATGCGTGGCGCGTATCCAGTAGGTGAGGAGCATGGAGCACAATAAATACTGGGCGGAGCGATTCGAGCAGCTGAATGAATCGGAGCTGCGCAAGGCAGACGATCTCAGCGCGGAGATGGTAAAAGAGTACCGACAGACTGCGCAAGACCTAAATGACGATATCCAGCGATGGTATGCACGATTCGCCGCTGAGAACCAGATGAGTCTTGCCGAGGCACGGCGTGTACTGACGGGGCGAGAACTTGCTGAGTTCCGCTGGACGGTGGACGAATACATCAAATATGCCAAGAAAGCGGATCTTTCCGAGGCGTATATCCAGAAGCTAAAGAATGCCTCCGCACGTGTCCACATTGACCGCCTCGAGGCGATACAGATGCAGATGGCACAGCGCATTGAACGCCTCGCCACGAAGGGGAATGCACGCCTCACGGACGTGCTGCGCGACATCTACCCCGATGCGCATCTGCGCACCGCTTACGAGGTGCAGAAAAAGGCGGGCTTTGATTCCTTCTCGCGCATTCCTGAAACGGATGTTGAGCGCATCCTCAAAAAGCCGTGGGTCTCCGATGGGTTGAACTTTTCCGATCGCATCTGGCGTGACAAAGAGCGTCTGCTGAGTACATTGCAGGGGGAGCTTACACGCGGTCTGATACGCGGCGAGCCATATGGTAAGGTCGCGCAGCGCATCGCAGGACGCATGAACGTCGCCATGAGTGCGGCATCGCGCCTTGTGGAGACGGAGGCGGCGTTTTTCTCGTCAAAAGGGCAGCTGGATGCATTCCGCGACCTCGGTGTTGAGCAGTATGAGTTTGTAGCGACGCTTGACAGCCGTACTTCGGAGATTTGCCGCGAGATGGAT